CTCCTTCTCGCCAACCCCGCTTCTGACTGGCGTTCGAGCCTCCCACCCGATCTGCGAGCCTTCCTACGTGCCACCTGACCGGGTACAGGCCGAAGCTCGATGAGCCTCGGCCTCTGCCCAGCCTTCAAGGCTGCCTGCCGCTCCACCAACCTCCCGGCCCCGCAACCTCCACTCACTTTGCTCCTATCCGTGCTCCTCGCCACCCTCGTCGCCCTTCCGCCCGTCCGCTGAGCCACCCTGCCGAGTAATCCTTTTTCCCGCCACTCGCCCCGTCCTAGAGCCCAGCGAATCGCCCATCCACCAGCCCGCCTAGAGACAGGCCGAGCCCCCGAGGGGGCCCAGCCTCTCTCCAGCCGTCCGACGCACCGCGCCCTGCTTCCGACCAGCTGGCCCACCATCTATGTCCAGCTGATCTCGGAGGGCTCTGTGACCGAGAGAACGATGAAGCGGCCGTAGCCGATCTTGGTCGCGTCCCCGATCCCGCGCTGACCGGCCCTCGTCATCAGGGTCGCGATGTCGGCGGGCGCGAAAACCTCGGGCCAGATGACATCGATCGTAACCGTGGTCTCCCAGCCGGGAAGCAGGATCGGCCGACGGATCGGGCCCATCTTCGTCCCGAGCCGTCCGAGCCGCTCGTCGATCGCGTCCCAGGCTTTCAGTCCGCCGTTGCCGTTCGCGAAGTGGCAGAACTCCTCGTGGGCGCCCATCGCGAGCGGAACGATCGGGCGCATCGAGCGGGCGCCGCTCTTGGTCGGATCGGGCAGGCCTCGGCTCATCTCGCTCATCGCCTTGATGAACTCGTTGCCGGGGACGCAGAGAACTCCGTCGTCCCTCCAGACCTTCTCCTCATAGTCGGGCTCGTGGAGACGCTTGACGCCTGCTTTGCGGCGCTCGTCGCCGCGGATGTAGGCATCGACGTTTGGCGCGTTGAAGAAGAAGCGCTTGACGCCCTTGACGGTGAAGCTGACGCTGTAGGGGATCACGGCGTCATCGAAGACGTTGGGGCCCTCGAACTCGGTCTCGACTGGCTTGTTCTTGGTGGCTGCCATCTCGCTTTTTTCCTCCGTTTTTCTCGTCGGTCCGTCTATCCCTGATAGGACGGTCTGAATGCCCAGCCCCGGCGAAGGCTGGGCGGCGTATAGGCGGCCGGTCAGAGGTTTCCAGCGGTCCCATTCCTTGCGCTTGCCGATCCCCACTTGTCACTTCGGTCGTCTCAACGCGCGGTGCGTGCGCTCGTCGGCTTCCTCACGTCCGCTGTCGGCTGAGCCGGGTACGATTCCCCCACTAGGTCTTCTCAGTCCTATGGATGGGGGCCCCCGATCGGCGAAGACTGGTGCTCTGCTCTCCGGTCGCTTGTCGAGAGGGGGTCTTCGTCTAAGCATCCCCCCCGCTGGTGGTGGCGGCGGCATGGACGATGGTCACGCCTTGCTCGTCGATCGTGCGGCGCTCTCTGAGCCAGCGGCGGGCGTACAGCCGTCTGTCTTTGGCGCCTTCGGCGCGGGCGAGTTCGAGCAGGGCGGTGTCGAGCAGCGTCCGGTTGGTTTCGCGCTCGCGGTGCATTTCGCGGACGAGGGTTTCGAGTTTGCGGAGGCGGCGGCTGATCGCGGTGGCGGCGCTGCGTTCGATCACGACGTAGTTCTTGGTGGCGTGGACGGCGGCGCTCATCTGACGGGGACCCCGGCGCGCTTGATCCCGTTGAGGTCGGCTTTGAGGGAGTAGAGGGTGCCGGGGGTGCCTGAGACGGTGACGGGCTGCCCGTTGTGGGCGCGGAGGATCGTGCCGTCGGGGGTGTAGACGACGGGGTGTTTCCCGAGCCTGCGCGCGGCCTGCCGGTCTTTGGCGGGGACCCGTTGGTAGTCGATCTTGTAGCCGTCGGGGAGGTGCCGGAGTAGCTCCCGCCAGTATTTCTTCGGGGCGCTCATCCTTCGACCTGTCGGTTGAAGCGGACAGCCTCGGCGGCGTAGGTAAGCAGGCCGCGTTGGACGTAGCCGCGGGCGGACGTGCAGCGGTAGTAGAGGGCGCCGGTCTCGCTCTCCTCGGCCTCGTCACCGCCGAAGTTGACGGCGACGATGACCATGACCTGATCGACCTCGATGAGGTCGGCTACGTCGTCGCGGTCGATCTTCGAGAGCACGCGCTCGGCCGTCTCGCTGATCTTCTCGCCGCCGACGATCATCCGATCGCTCCGAGTAGCTCGGCTTCGCGTTGGCGCCAGCTGTGCTGCCGTTCCTTCCAGAGTTCCTGCCGGTGGCGGGCGTCTCTGAGGCGGCGCTTGAGGGTCTCGTTCTCGACTTTGAGCCTGAGGTTCTCGGCGCCGAGCCGGTTGCACTCCTCGGCTTTCGACCTGAACGCGAGGTCGAGGGTGGAGAGGAACGGCGATTCGCGCAGGGCGGCGGTGTAGTTCATCGCGAACGGCGCCGGGACGGGGAGGTGGGTCACGAGATGAGCCCCAGGAAGTCTTCGAGGCTGAGCGTGACCCGCCACGGCTCCTTGGAGCGGCGGTAGGCGACGACGGGGGTGGCGCCGTTCGGGGCCTCGGCGGCCGCCTGGCGGGCCCAGACGTCGGGCCTGAGCGTCTCCTGTCGTTTCACCTCGACGTGGAGCACGAGCGTCTCGGGGAGAACCTTCGGGGTGCGCTGTTTCAGGGCGAGGTGGTCGCCGAGGCCTTCGAGCCCACGGACGTCGTACCCGGCTTCTTCGAGGATCGCCCGGACTTCGCGCTCGCCTCTGATCCCTTTGTCGCGGCGGCCCTTGTAGGAGGTCGTCATCGGCCGTTCCCAGCGCAGAGGGCGGGCGGCGGCGGCGGCCCGAGCAGGTCGAGCGCGTTCAACTCGGCGGCGAGTCTGCGGGCTTCGCGCTCGCCGCGCTCGCCGTAGGAGTAGTGGTGGCGGACGGTCGTCACCGGCTCGAAGCAGAAGGCCGAGTCGAGCACGGACCAGATCGACTTCGGGGCGACTCCCGAGGTGGCTCCGCTCTCGATGATCGGATAGCCGGTGACCGAGGAGACGACGTAGCGGGGCTTCATCGCCTGCTCGCGAAGTAGAGGGCGGCCAGGACGACCATGAAAAGGATCACGATCAGAAGCTCGACGCTCACCCGCCGACCCCTTTCAGACTCTCGACAAAGGCGGCTTTGGATTGGCAGGCGTGGTAGAGGGCGGGGAGGAGGATGTAGTAGCGCCCGCTCGCCACGGGATCGACGCCGATCGTGAGCCCGATGTCGTCCACGAGGGTGTCGAGAATCTCGGCTCCGTCTTCGGCGTCGTCGGGGACCTTCACGATCCAAGACTTGCGACGGCGAGCCAAGGCGCTCCTCTCGGCTCGCCGCCGCGGTGGTTGCCCGCAAAACGGGCAGGCCTCCGACTCCGGGCTGTGACCGAGGGCCCGCGAGAGATTCTCAGGAGTCGGAGGTTGGGGGTCGAGGAGCCCGGTTCTCTGGCTGCCCTGGTCGTTCACGAGCGCCCAGAAGAAGAGGCCGTCCTCGTACTCGATCGCCGCCCGGTGCCCGCCGACACGGCCGGTCAGGTCGTCGTGGCAGGGGCGGCAGACGCCGGTCTTGTTCGCGAAGGTGCGCTCCTCGACCTCGACCCAATCGAAGGGCCCGCCGAGCTTGCGGCGGCTCCAGATGTGGTGCGGGTCGTCGGCGTAGCTCGCGCAGTTCGGGTTCGAGCAGCCGGGGCCGACTTGGTAGGCGGGCCCTTTGAGGCCGCGCACCTTGTAGGTCTCTGAGGGGGCGAGAGTCATTGGAAGATGCTGACCTGGACGGGCTTGGGAGGGGGCGGCGGCGGGGTCGGGGGCGGGATCGGCTTCGCGTCTCCCCAGTCGTCATCGTTGGCTCGGTCGGCGAGCACGATCCGGTAGCGGTAGAGGCCGCCCACGATCCGCTTGCGCTCGACGGTGTGGCCGCCGAACTTCCGCTTACGGAGGTCGCGGAGCCGGGCGCTGATGCTCGCCTCGGGGTCGAGGGTGACGTTTGCGATCTGCTTGAGCGTCCTCCAGTCGCCGTCCCCCATCAACCGGGCCACGCGGAGTAGCTGCGCGCCGAGCCGCTCGTGGTCGAGCGCGCGTCTGTACGTCTCGCCGTCGAAGTCAGGGAAGGAGGAGAGCCCGTCGCTCATCGCCGCTCCTCCCGGTAGAGGTCGAGTAGCTCCACCACGTCATCCCAGAGGGCGTTCAAAAGGGCTCCGCAGGCGACTCCAACCATGAAGACGAGGGCCACGATCACTCCTCCTCCCAGGCCGGGCAGTCGTTCCGAAAACCGCAGTAGCCACAGGCCCAGTCGTGAAAGCGGCCGTGGGTCGGCCAGGACTCATCCGGCCCGTACAGCCTCATGTAAAAGACGGCTTCGGCGGCGACGGCTTGAACGGTGCGGCGAATCTGGGCGCGCTCACGTTCGGTCGGCTGCACGAGCAGGGCCTCGGCTTCCAAAGGGGTGACGATCGTCACGGTCCCTTTCGCTGTTGCCGAGACCGAGTGGAACTCGACGGGCTTGCCGGTCGCCTCGCCGTACACGGCCGCCTGTATCCGCCATGACTCCTGCGGCTTCCGTTTCGCGCTCTTGCCGGTCTTCCAGTCGATCGTGCTCGTCTCCCTGAGAAGGTCGAAGCGGCCGATCACGGGGACGGGGAGACCAAGATCGACCGAGATCGAGCCCTCGACCGAGAGCGGCTGAATCCTCGGGGCGACGGCGTTGCGGTACTCGCCGAGCATCTTGCGGCCGCGGATCATCGCCGCGTCCGGGTCGGTGTCCCAGAAAATCTCGGTGCCTGACTTCTCCTGTTCCTTGCGGACGGTCTCGACGAATCCCTCGTCCGTGTACCAGTCGAGAAGCTCGTGGGTCGGGAGGTCGTCGTGGCTCGCGATCTTCTGGACGAAGTTGCGCTCTAGCCCGGCGTGGACGGCGGTGCCGACGACCGGCGCCTCGGCGGGCCGCTCCTTGCGGCCGTGGAGGTAGCGCTCCTGAAACTGCCGCGGGCAGCGCCGGATCATGGAAAGACTGGAAGGGGAGAGGTGGTCGAGCCAGGGCCCGAGATTCCATTCGGCGAGCGCGCTCGCGACCTCGTACTGGGAGGCGTCAAGCGTCGGCACGGGCCCTCTTCTCCCGCTCGGCGCGAAGTAGGCGCCGGACGTGCAGCCGCATCGCGGCGTGGGTGGTGTGAATCCCGAGCGCTTTCCCTTCGCGGTCGAGGATCGTGAAATATTTGCCTTTGACGACGACCGTGTAGCCGCGGTAGGTCGTGCTGATTTCGCTCATCCGAGGCTCTCCCAAACCGAGGGCCCGGTGACCGGGATCGTGTGAATCCAGATGTCCGAGGGGTAGTCGTTCTCGGCGGTGCTCTTTGCCTGGTAGGGCCGCCCGCCGATGTCGAGTAGCCACGCGGCGAGCTTCTCGTCCGAGGTGAGCACGAACGCGCGCTCGTCGGCCATCCGGTAGGGCCGCCCGCCCCGCTCTCTGATCTTGTCGAGCAGCTGCGCGGCGGTGAGGGCCATCGCCGGGCTCGGGATCGTCGGGTCTGCGGGGCTCGGGACGGTCATTTTCAGAACGGGATATCGTCGTCGGGCGAGGGCGGCGGGTCGAAGTTGGCGGGGTCGTCGTAGGCGCCGGGCCCGCGGCTCGCCGGGGCGGCGGCGGCGGGGACCTCCTCGGCCGGTAGTGGGGTGAAGAAGAAGAACCGGGCCCAGGCGGTCGCGAGTCGTTTCTGGGTGTCGAAGTCGCGCTGCTCGATCGGCATCAGCGGCATCGTCCCGACGGCAAGCTCGCCGCCCTTGTTGAGACACATCCGCCAGGCGTCGTCCGGGTCGGTCTTCCGTGACGGGGCGCCGCGGACGACCTCGATCCCGTCGTCGGCGGCCCCGTTGCTCGACGCCGCGGGCTCGGCCTTGTCGAGGTAGTAGTTCTTGAACACGCCTCCGTCTTCGCGCGGCTTGTCGCGCTGCGTGTAGGTCAGGGCGGCGCGCACGTTGTCGCGCCTGAGCGCGGCCGCCTCACGGGCGGGCTTCTCCTGCTTCGTCGCGAGCCGCTTTATCTCGCTGTCGTCGGTGCGGATCGTGTACCAGCCGGTCGATTCGTCCTTCTCGACCTTCGTGATATTCGCTTCCAGAACTGCCATCGTCGGCCCCCTTAGATGGGAAGCTAGGAATCATGCCGATTTCGGGCGCGCGTGTCCATCCCGAACGGGGCTGAAATCCATGACTTCTGAAAAACTCGCAAATAGCGGGAAAAACGGCTCGGCGCACCCTCGATCACCCCTCAGGCCGCAGTACCGAGGTCGCCAGCCCTGGGCGGCTGACGACCGATGTCGTCTGCCGTCCCACCCGCCGAGAACCTACCCGAAAACCTGTTCCGGTAGACTCGGGCGCGACCGAGGCCGCGAGGGAGCCTGGAGGTTCATGCTCTCTCTCGCCGAACGAGCCCAGCGGGTCTACCTGCTGCTCGAAACGCTGAACGATCCGTATCCGACGCCGAAGGGCTCAATCGAGCCGGGCTCGGGCCCATCGCCCTCCCGGTACGTCCCCTGCGAGACCTGTAGGCGCCGCGGAGAGGTTCGCGTCCGGGCAGGCTGGACACTTTGCCTGGTCTGCGACGGCGAGGGCTGGAAACGGCGCGACGGCGAGGCCGCGTGGGACGCCTACATCGAGCTTCCTTTAGAGGAGGCGAATCAGCTGCCGCGCGCCACGAGCCCTCCGAGGCTCGGCGACGTCGAGGAGATGGGCGAGGCCTGGGAGGCGCTCCGGGCCCGCTACGACCGCCACGGGTCCTATAGAGAGCTTCGCCGACATCTCGACTGGCTTTCGCTCGTGCATCCGTCCCGGTATCTGCTCGTGCGGCGCGTCCTGGTCGATCACGAGCCCCGCTCGGTCGATCACCTGACCGGCGTCGAGCTTCGGATCGGCGTCGTCCTGATCGCGCGCAGGATGCGGACGGTGCGCGTTCCGGGCTGGCTGATCGAGCGGGGGAACGCGCGGGAGAATCAGACGATCGAGGGGCTCGCCGAGGGCGGAATGAGCCCCGGCCAGATAGCGCGCGAACTCGGCCTCACCCGCGAAGTGGTGAAGCGTAAACTCCGTAAAAAGAAGCAGCGGGCGGCCGGTCCGGTTTGAGGTTAGAATCCCTGGTACCGGATGGCCCTCGCGGGCTGGCGCCGGTTGCCGTCGTGGGCGGCGCGACCCTAGAAATCCTCCTCTCTTACGTCCGGCCCACGAGCCACGCGGTTATTCCGAGTAGCGCGAGCACGAGTAGCGCTTCGATGTGCCGGGCGGTCGAGTGAAGCGGCGCCGCTAGGCCGAAGACGACGATCACGGCCGCCACGAATAGCGCCACCATCGCGTTCTCTTTCGGGTGGCTCATGGCCGCGTCTCGTGGTTGATCGTGAGGCCCTGCTTGAGGGCGGACATTTCGACCTCGGGGGCCACTTCGGTCGGGACGATGATTCGGCCGCTGTCGAGGACCTCCATCGTGCCGAGCAACCAGGCGTCCACGAAATCGGTGCCCTCTTCGGTGTTGGCTTCGATCTGAGTGACCGCGAACTCGCCGCTACGGGTGAACGTGAGGTCCGTCACGATGCCCTCAGTAGTGTCGTCACGCGGGCCCACGCCTCGATGTCTTCGACGCGCCAGACGGGCCCGCAGGCAAGCTCGGCGACGGGCGCCGGTAGCTGCCTGCGCTTCCTGAGCGTGTGGAAATGGTGCGGATGGACGTCGAGTAGCTCGGCGGCCTCCTTTGAGCCCGCGAGCTTGAGAGTAGGCTTGGCAGCCTCCAAGGCCTCGACGCGCTCGGCGAGCGCGAAGGCGTGACTCGCGATCGTGTGCGCCTGATCGGTCGGACTTTCGATCTTCATGTTTCCTCCTTTGGTGATTGACCGAGGAGGGCCGAGGGCCCTCCGCTTACTTGCCGAACTCGTGCAGCATCCCCTTTACGCTCTGGGGGTTGTCGATCCGTTGGGCGCCTGCGTGAATCCATCCGAACTCGCGATCGGTGAATAGCCCGGCCTCGACGCGGGCATTGAAGGTGTCGGCAAGCTCGTGGGCTTTCCGTTTCGTGTACGGGCCGAAGACGATCGGATCATCGTCTTCCATCGACACGGAGACGATGTAGCAGCGGACCTGATCGCCGATCATACGAGCCGCTCTCGAATCTGAATCGTGTAGGTGTCTCCGTTCGAGAGCGTGACGAGAAGGGTGTTGGTGACATTCGTCTCGATGACCGACTCGATCTCGGTCTCGTCCGAGCCGCAGGTCCCTGCGGACCTCTCCCGGGCGGCTAGGACGTCGAGCGCGACGTCGCGCTCGGTGGTGAAGATTTCTTCTGACATGGAATCCTCCTTTAGGGGGGTAAGTGACCGAGCCCGGCCCGTAGCTAGGCCGGGGTTGTAAACTAGGTGCGGCAGTCGAGCTTGGCCGCGGTGTCGATCGTCTCGGTTTTCGAGACGGTGACGGCGACCGCGAGCCGGGCGCCGCAGGCCCTACAAGCGGTGTGGTGCGAGTAGCTCGTGTCGGCGTGCCAGAGGTGCAGGTCGTGTCCGCGATCGCGGGCCCGAGCCACGAGCCCTTGCGTGCGGCCGAATAGCTCCTCGCGGAGCATCTCGCTTGTCATGGTGAATCCTCCTTAGGTAAGTGACCGAGGGCCCGCGGGTGGCGGGCGATCCTCTAAGCGTCGGCGGGCTGCCAGTCGGGCTCGTGCCACCAAACGCGGTGCGTCTCGCAGATGTAGACAACGTGGTCGGGGTGGTCGTCTTTCGCTTGGCAGTCGTAGGGCCAGTCGGAGATGACGACGTGACACTTTCCGGGGACGTCGTAGCGCTTGACGGTCTCGGCGTGGGTGTCCATGTAGGGCATGTTTTCCTCCTAAAGGTTGAGTGACCGAGGTCGGAGGGCTCTTGCGAGCCCTCCTCCTTCTTCGCGGGCTCGCCGATGATGTAGTCGGCGGCCTTTTGTGCGGCACCGGCCGCGGACACGACCATCTTGCGGTCGTTTTCCAGGGCTTTGAGCCATGAGGCGATGTAGCTGGCGTGGTGCTCGACGTTGACGTCGATTCCTGCGGCGCCGCAGAGGTAAGCGGCCCCCATTTCGGCGGTAAGCTCCTCGCGCGAGTAGTCCGCGGACCCGAACGGTGCGGGCTCGGCGAGGGTCTTGCGGCCGATCCGGTCCGGGTGCCCGGTCGAGTGCACTAGCTCGTGGAAAAGCGTCGAGTAGTAGTGCTCGGGGCTCTCGAACTGCACGGTAAGCGGCATCTGCACGTAGTCGAGCGCGGGGCTGTAGTAGGCCCGGTCGCCTCCATGCTTGACGTTCGGCCGTGTCGGCATCGCGTTCGCGATCCGCTCGGCGATCTCGATCGGCGTGAACGGCTCGGGCTCGAACTCTGTAACGGTCTCGGGCTCGGCCACGTTCTCGCATTGGTCGAGGTTGAAGACCGTCGAGTAGCGTAGGAGCGGGAAACGTTCGGTCTCGCCCGTGGCTTTGTCGGTCTTCTCGATGATCTTCCAGAAGACGACCGGCGTACCCTTCTCGCCTTTGCGTACGTTCCCGCCCGCGTCGATCGCGCTCTTGAACGTGACCCAGTAGCGCGAGTCGTAGTTCCGTAGGGCGGCCGTAGCGGTCAGTACCCAGACGTTGACGCCGGAGTAGGGCTTCCGGGTCGAGTAGGACATCGGACCCGCGTTCGGCCCGGTCTTCCAGGGGCGATGCCAGGGGACGATGCCTGCGTCGAGGGCTTCGATGATGCGGGCCGTAACGAGGTCGTATGCGTCTTGCTTAGACATGGTGAATCCTCCTTATTTGGGTGAGTGACCGAGCCCGGTCGAGACCGGGTTAGACCTGATCGGGCGCGACTCGGATAAGCCAGTCGGCGAACCGAATAAACGGCCAAGCGGGGATTTCGAGTAGGTCGAGTAGGCGCGACATCATCGGTTCACGATGTCGAGCGTCTGGTCCATCGCGCGAAGGTAGGCCTCGATCGAGCGGGCCGGGCCGATCGCGAGGAGCTTGATACAGCCGCGGGAGTCGTACAGGTCGAGCGCGGTAGCGCCATTCCTGCGCGAGACTTCCACGGTGAGACCGTTCAAGCGGCCAGAGATGGCCGCGGCGAGACGGTGAAGGTCGTTTATTGCGATGCGGGGCATGATTCCTCCTGTAGGTGAGTGACCGAGCCCCCCTTAGCAGGGGGTTTCGAGCAGGGCGAGTGCGATCCGCTCGGCTCCTTCGAGCGAGTGCACGAGGTCGAGCGCATCGCGGCGAAGCGATCGCCAGTAGCGGCGCATCTCGTCCGAGGTCGAATGGTCGATCCGGGTGAAATGCTCGGATGCGTCGTCCCGTAGCGCGCCGATAAAGGCGAGCACGGCGCCAGGGCTGGCAGGGAGCATCGCGTACACGGCCGAGCGGGTAGCGGCGGCCGGGTCGGCCGGGAGCAGGTCTTCCATTGTTGCGGGGTCTTTGCGAGACATGGTGATTCCTCCTTGTGTGGGTGAGTGACCTAAGGCAGGCAGTAGCTCGCGACGTCGCATCCGGCGCCGCTTACCTGTCCCCTTTCGATCGGTCTCCACGGTCGCAGTAACCGAGCCCGGCCCGATCAGCGCTTGCGCGCTCTGCCTGTCGGCAGTCGTCAGGGTCAACCGGGCTCGTGCGAGTGTTCCGTGGAGTCTGTAAGGAGGAGGATTTCTAGGGTCGGTGTGTGAGGATCGCTCCGCAGTCCCGCCAGGTCCCTCGGTCTCTTGAATCCCGAGGGCGGTGTCTACAGGCGTCCTATTGGGCCCGGAGGAGAGCTACTAATCTCCTCGGCCGGGAAGTGCTCACCGGCTCGACGTCAACCAAGGTAGCCTAGCCTGAAAGCAGCTGTAGTAAAGATTCTGTCAAGATGATGGAGGGCGCATGGATACAGGGATAGAAGGGCAGCCGGTCGAGCCCGGCGAGCCAACCGAGCCCGCACAAGAGGCCCTAGAGGCGCCAGAGGTCGAGGAGGCCCCGAGGCCAGGGACGCTAGCTTGGCTCCTCCTACAGCCACGAGTAGAGGTACAAGGATTCGAGCTACCCGCTTGCCATCGAGTGCCCGAGGGCGGCTCACTCCTCCTCGGCGAGGACGACGGCCGATGCAGGCTCGTGAGACCAGACGGGCGCCGCTGCCAAGCTACCCGCTTGCGAGCCCTCCCTGTCTGCTTGGTACATGGGGGAGGAGGAGGGATGACCGATGCGGCCGGGATGTCGCGCAAGGCCCACGCGGTCAAGCTCCAACGTCGGCAGCGTCGTGAACTCCTTGGCATCGGCCCCAGAAGGGCAGCCAGCCCACGAGCAATCGCCAGGATTCAAGCGCTGGAGCGGGCAGAAGCGCTGGCTACGGCTATCGTCTCCGGCCCTCTCGATGCCGAGGGGCTCGGGCCGATCGAGCGCCAGATGGCCGCCCTCCGAGCCCTCGATGCGACGTTCCCCCTGGCCAGTACCTCGGTCGAGCTATCCATCCCGGCCGATGGGGCTGACGTGGCTGGCATGGGGTGGGCTGAGATGCGGCAGCTAGCAGCGCAGCTGCTCGATGAGCCCAGCCCCGATAGCTGAGGCCCTCCCGCTAGGCCGCATGGATACAGGCTTTGCGAGGCAGGGGCCAGGTGGGGGCTAGGCTCGTGGCTTTGAGGGGAGAGAGGATCGCGCGTCTTGCGCGCGGCCTTTCGCGCGGGCTGCGCGCGAGCCTTTTCCGCGCCCGCCCGGCCGGGCACCCGCCCTCCCCCCCGCGCGGGCGCGCGCGCACGGGACCCCTCTACGTACCCCCGCCCCATCGTGGCTGTCAGTTTTGGCTTGGCTGTGAGCCTGGCGCCCGATCGTGGCTGTGGGCTTGGTTTTGGCTTGGTTGCTTGTGAAGATGGCTGTGGTGGCCTGGCTTGGGCGGGCCTGCTGGGGTTGAGGTCATGAGCGTCCTCCGTGCCCCTGGCGGGCCCGCCGAGGCCTGGTTGCCTTGTGGTTCCAGGCCAGGCGGGGGCCGCAGCCCGTGACTCCTCTGCGCTGCACTTCCGAGCCAGGCGCGGGGGCTGGCCTGGTTTGTGTAACGGAGGGAGGGGCGATGCCTGAGGAGAAGAGGTATGACTCGGCGGCTGAGCGGCAGCGGGCTTATCGGGAGCGGAAGCGTAACGCTGGGGGGCCTGGGGGCGTAACGCCTGACGCTCCGATCGTTACGGATGAGCCTGTTACGGTTGATCCGGGTGTTACGGTTGGGCCGCGCTCGATCGAGCGTTTGTTGAAGCTCGATCCGTTCGCGCCGCTCTCGGATGAGGAGGAGCATGTGCTCCGGGTGCATTTCGGCTATGCGGCGTCGGAGAGTCGGACGCGGGCTGAGCGGCAGCCGGTGGGGTCTAGGTAGTTACCACCCGGAGACTGCTTCTTCCCCGCGTTCTCATCTGTGTCTGTCTACACTGGTGGGGTCGTCTGGATGATGATAAGAGGCGGCCGGGGCCTTGCTCCTTGGGTGGGACTCCCCGACCGCCCCTTTGACGGGAGTGGGAACCGAGACGCATCCTCGGTTCGTCCCCTTTGCCCGTCGGAGGTGAGGGTATCCTTTATGCAGGGTTTCGAGGGTGGTGGGTTTGCGCTCGGTGACGGTGCGGTTGAATGAGGGTGAGTACGCGCTGTTGCAGGCGTCGGCTGTCGCGAAGGGCCTGTCTGTGACGTCGCTCGCGAAAACTCTGGTGGTGGGTGGTGTGCCGATGGTGGAGCCCGCGCCGAACGGCGCGCGGATGGTTTGTTTGCGCGCCGCCCGGCACGAGCCGGGGGTTTGGTGCCCTTTGTGCGGGGCCCGGTAAGTGGGCCCCTATATAACAGTCACGGTTCGAGCCCGAGCTTCTCTTCCAGTTCGGCTTGTAGGAGTTCTTCGAGGTTGTCGTCGATGGAGCCGCACGCCTGTTTGATCTGCTTGAGCCAGCCGTTCGCTTCGACGATCCGGCCTTCGTTCATCGCGGTGCTCATGAGTGCGGCGGCTTTGACGATCGAGCGGAGGTCTTCCTCGATGTACTCCTTCGGGCCCCGCTGTTTCTTCTCGCTCATCGCTGCTTCGTCCCGTAGAGGAACTCGCGTCGGAGCATGTGCGCGAGCATCGGCTCGCCGCGCATGTACCGGCTGGTGACCTGGGCCATGATCTCCACCATTGTTTCGTCGGGGAGGGTCTCGACCACTTTCAATGCTGGGGCGTGGAGGTGCGCGGTGACGACTCGCTGCCCTCCGGGTGAGAGCGACCAGTGTCGTTCTTTCTCGTCGAACAGCACCATCCCGTAGCGGCGCATCCACGCGAGCCGGATCGAGACGCTGCGGGTGTCGCCTTCCTCGAAGCCGAGCAGGTCTGCGAGTTCTGCGGTGGGAACGCCGCCGTTGGTGTCGCTCTCGGCGAGGCGGTACATGATGTCCGTGTCGCGGAAGTCGTACAGGGATGCGTGCTTGTCGCTCATTGTCCGACGAGCTTGTAGAGGTTGCCGCCCCCTTGGGTTTTGCGGTCGAGGCGGATCACGCCGCGCTCGTGCAGGTTGAGCACGCTTTTGCGCACCACGTCCTTGCCGAGGAGGGGGGCGCCGTTGGCGAGGATGAGGCGGTGTAGCTCGGTGGCGGTGAAGCCGTCGGCGAGTTCGCCGTTGCGTTCCTCGATGAACTTCTGTACCGCCGCGATGTTCTCCTCGGGCGTCTCCGTGTGGACCGGCTTCGAGCCTCTCTTGGCGGGCGGCTGCAAGTTCTTCACCGCGGCCCGGAGGCGCGAGCGCCGCTCGCTGAGCTTCGTGCGTTGCGCGCCGAGGCGCGCGATCTCGGCGTCGAGCCGAGTTACTTCTCTCTGGATCGACTCGACGATCGAGTCGAACTCGCCGGGGACTTCGGTCTCGCTCATTTCTAGGGCTCCTTCGTTCTCGTCGGTTGAACGTGCTCGCCCCACCCGCCCGCATTGTAGGAGGTTCGGATGTCGTCCACGTTCGTTGACGGTGTGACTCCGCTTGACGCGGCGCACCTGAACGCGCTCCAGGCGAAATCGGAGAAGGCGGCCGCGAGCGGCTACGCTTCGCTCGACGCGACCGGGAAGGTCCCGGTGGCGCAGCTGCCCGCGTATCCCACCGGCATACCCCCGGTCGTCAACGGTCAGTGGTTGAAAGGCCAGGGCGGGGCGGCGGTGTGGAGCGCGATCGCGTCAGCTGACATCAGTGGCCTTGTCACGCCTTACATTCCGAACGCTGGGCCGATCCAGTCCCCCGGCGCGTTTCCGTTCACTCTCAACGTCACCCTTCCCCGCGCCATCATCGACGGGTACCTGATGTGCTGGGGAAGCTGTTTTGCCAATGTGCCGGGACAGATTTTGGTGGGCTTCAACATCGATGGTGGCTCTATTTCTTATGCCGCTAGTTATCGAGACGGCGCTGGGGGCGGACGGCACATGCTCGTTCCAGGGGCGAAGCGTCTCACCAATCTTGCGGCCGGGGCGCATAGCGTTAACTTCTCGGCTGGAACGAACGTGACCTCCGACATAGGTGACTACTGGACTCTGCTGTTCATCGGAACCTAAAAGGGAAGGGAGCCTCGATGCCGCCGTTCCTAGCTCAGTCAACGTTCTGGGTGTTCGTGATCGCTGTCTGCTTCATCCTGCTCCTCCTCTTCGGCTTCAACTGGCTCCACTGATGGCTGCCAAGAAGCCGACCACGCGACGGGCGCAGAAGGCGAAGATGAAGACGGTGATGGACGAGTTCAAAGCCGGGTCGCTCCACTCGGGTTCGAAGAAGGGCCCGCTCGTGAAGAACCCGAAGCAGGCGGTCGCGATCGGGCTGAGCCAGTCGGGCCAGGCGAAGAAGAAGAAGGCCCGCAAGCGGTAGAGGAGTCGTCCGACCGATCGCGTATCATGTGAGCAGCGGAGGGTGATCTCGCCTGGGTTGCGAGGCCCACCTGATAAGTGTGGCGACCGGCTAGTCCCCGGTTACGGTTCGATTCCGTCGCCCTCCGCTGATATCACCATCTGCTAGCCTGAGAGGGCTTATCAGGTGGGGCGGGACGTGACTAACCCCGCAATCTCCAGAGAGGGCCCTTCGGGGCCTTCTCTGTTTCTACGGCCCGCCCTGACTCCGGGGTTGGTTCGCCAGTCACCCGATGCCGCCCTGTTTCTTACGGGCGAGGCCTCGTCAGCGAACAAAGGAGAGGGAGCGATCCGCTATGCCGCTCATATCCTTGTTGGTCTCTACCTCCTCACTCTCGCCCTCGCCGCCAGTAACGCGCGGGGCGCCCGCGCCGCCCCGTCGAGCGTCGAGCGCGTGATTTGCGGGGTCTTCGGGCCCTACTGCTCCCAGGCTTTGCGGGTCGCGTGGTGCGAGTCGCGGCTCCGGCCGACCGCCCAGAACGGCCAGTACCTCGGCCTCTTCCAGATGGGCGACACGGCCCGCAGGAAGTACGGGCACGGCTCCGACCCGTGGACGCAGGCCGAGGCCGCGTTCCGCTATTTCGCCGACTCGGGTTTCAGCTGGGGCCCGTGGTCGTGCCAGCCCTAAACCAGAAGGAGAACGCATGACAGTTGTCGCGAAGGACGTCCGCAAGGTGGTTGTGCTCGGCTGGGACACCGAGATCGTCACGGGCAAGACCGCCTCGATCCAGGCCGACGGGAACGAGCTTCGCGTCGTCCCGAACCGCGGCGGCAACACCTGGCACGAGGCGTCTTAGCGCTGGTCGAAGCAGTCGAGGCAGAGGAAGCGCCGCCCGCCGCGCGAGCGACAGTGGCGCATCTCCGCGCATTTCGCGCAGCGCGTGTATTTCGCCCACCCGCCCCAGACGCGCCAGGCGTAGCGGGCGGCCTCTTCGAGCGCGTTGGAGGAGGCGCTCACGCGCCCCCTCCCCACTCGAACGGTCCGCCCTCGATCGTGATGGGCTTCTTCGGCCGAAGCTGGCCGTCCATGATCGCCTTCGTGAGGACGCCGTTGGCGTCTCTGATCGCGTCGAGCATGGTCTCGTAGTGGCCGATCAGGGTGATAGGGAACTCGTCGCCGTCTGCGTCCGTGAACGTGACGACGGTGAACGGGCCGGGCATATGTGACTCCTTTGCGTGAGTGACAGTTCCAATCGTGCCAACACATTTTACCGGATCGGTGCGAGCGTTCTCTGCGATGGCGACAGAAAAACAGCTCATTTGCGGGCGGGCCTGTCGCGCAAACGATTTGCCTGAGCCAATGTAAAATCTTCGGGAGGTCGCCTTCGGTGGCAACTACGATCGCGCCGGTCGAACCCGGCCTGGCCGCGTTCAAGAAGGAGTACGCGCGCCGCCTCAATGAGCGCGCCGCCGCGCTGGAGCATCCGGCCGGGCTACTCGATCACGTCACCTGTATCGACCCGAAAACGGGGGAGCGTTTCACCTTCACCCTGAACGACGAGAACGCGGGCTGGTACTGGCAGCGCGAGGTTCTGGACGACTGGCGCGAGCACCCGCTGAGCCTCGTGCTCAAGGCAAGGCAGATCGGGATCACCTGGCTCGCCGCGGGGTACGCGCTCTGGAAGCTCCTGACGATGCCGGGCACGCGGGCGCTGATCGTGTCGATCAACGAGGACGAGGCGATCAAGGTCGTCAACCGCATCTTCGACATGTTCTCGTCGCTGCCCGAGCATCTCCGCTTCGAGGCCGAGGTCACGAAGCCGACCCGCGGCGCGCGGCCCTCGACGCTGATCGAGTTGACTCACCCGGACGGGAGAATCTCCTCGGTGGTGGGGCTGCCCTCCACGAGACGGGCGGGGCATGGTGAGACCGCCACGATCGTATTGCTCGACGAATACGCGCGCCACGAATACGCACGCGAATCGTGGAAAGCGGTCTTTCCGACCGCGGATAACGGCGGGCAAATCGTCGTCATCTCGACCGGCAACGGCGTCTCGAACGAGCAGACCGGCGAAGGCAACTTCTTTCACCATCTCTGGGTCAACCATGAGGAGTACGGGATCGAGGCGCGGTTCCTCCCCTGGGACTTGCACCCCGACCGTGACGAAGCCTGGTACGCAAAGAACGCTCGGGCTCTCCCCGCGGCCGACCGCGGCGAGCAGTTCCCGCGCAACCCGGAAGAGGCGTTCATCCTCACCGGCCAATGCTGGTTCGACCTCGAAGCCTTGGCGTGGTACGGGGAGCCGGAGCGGCTCCTCGGCGAGGAGGGCCGGATGCGCTTCTTCGTGAACGAGTCCGGCGCCAGGGCGAAGATCGTCTGGCAGGAACGCGGGTGGGTGAGGGTGTACGCGAAGCCCGAGCCCGAGCACGACTACGCGATCGCCGCCGACGTCGCGACCGGAAGAGGGTTCGACTACAGCTGCGCGTACGTCATCGACCTGAGCGCGATGTCGATCGCGGCCGAGCTTCACGGCAAGCTCGACGCCGACGAGTACGCCGAGCAGCTGCACTACCTCGGCCGCTGGTACGGCACCGCCAGGATCGCGGTCGAGATGGGCGGCGGCTACGGCGAGCCCGTCGTCATCGCGCTCCGCGACGGGCGCAAGGGGAGGCCGCACTACCCAAAGCTGTACCGGCACACGATCGGCGACCGCTCCGACTCCCACCAGATGAAGAACTACGGCTTTCCGATGAACACGAAGACGCGCCCGCTGATCGTGAACCAGATCGAGCAGGCGATCCGTGAGAAGACGATCCCGGCGATGCCCTCGACGCTGCTCGCTGAGTGCCGAACCTTCGTGCGCCAGAAAAGTCTCCCGAGCCCGCGCGCCCAGGACGGCTCCAACGACGACCGGGTAATGGCGTTCGGGATCGGGCTGGAGCTTTACCGCCTGTACGGCGTCCACCCGAAGCGGGCGCGCCGGGACGTGCGTGCGCGCCGGAGCAAGCCTCACCGCTACAGCTGGGAAAGGAGTTGATCTCGTGTCAATGATGGATTTGGCCGCCGCGATTCACGGCGGCGGCCCCCCTCCCGGCCCGCCCGACGCGGGCCCGCCCGACGACGGCGGCCCTCCCGACGATTCTCAAGGCGGTGGTGGTGGTGACATGTTCGAGAACTCGATGGAGGCCCTCGACGTCGCCGAGGAGGCTCTGCACCAGTTCATCCGCATGGACCCCGACGACCAAGACCGGGCCGTCGCGGGCCGGGCGCTCCAGATCGTGCTCGGGCTCAAAGGGTCGCATCAGAAGTCAGTCGCCTCCGGGGACGCGAAAAGTCTGAGCCGCGCCCTTTCCGGCTCAACCTCGATCGGGCAGCCGGGCCCAGGGCCAGGGGGCCCCTGAGTGGCGCAGGCCACCGAGACCATCCCTTACAGCCAGGAGCAGGCGGCCGACGCGGTAACCCTCGTCCGGCGCGCGGTCGAGGAGTGCGAGCGCTCCTACCACGACTCCTTCATCCGTAAGGTCGAGAAGCGCTACCTCGCCTACCGTGGCCTGGCGCAGAGCGAGCCGACGAGCGGGGGGAAGGACGAGGCCCATCTCCCCGATGACGAGGACTGGCGCAGCGAGATCACGACGCCGTACGTGCTCCAGACGTGCGAAGGGATGCTGGCGACGATGCTGGAGCCGAGCCCGCGCTTCGACGTGAAGCCGCGCCCGAAACCGGAGGAGCCGCTGGAGGAGGTTATCCACCGGATGAGCGCTGTCGATGCGGTCTCCGACACGCTCCGCTACGCGCTCGACCGCGATGAGTTCGCGGCCAAGCAGCGCGACTTCATGCAACAGGACATGATCGCGGGGATCAGCGTGCTCAAGAGCCGCTGGCGCACCGAGCGGCGCACGGTGACGAAGCTGGCGCCGTCTGCGCTCGTGGTCTCCGACGACTTCGGTGCGACCGTCGCCACGATCCAAACTCACGAGCCTGTCGAGGTCGAGGACGCCCTTGTCTGGGATGACGCCTGCTCGGAGGTCGTCGATGTCCGAGACTTCTTCTGGCCCTGGTCGGCCGCGGACGTCGAGAGCGCCGAGTTCCTGATCCACCGCACCTGGGAGTCCTACGACGCGCTCAAGCGGATGCAGGACGCGGGCCAGTACAAGAACGTCGAGAAACTCAAGAACAAGACGCCGGGCTCCTCGCCGGGCGCGGTCTCGACCGACCTGACGAGCCGCGAGATGCGGCTCCGCAACCAGGACCGCACCCGCAACCTGATCGAGGTGCTCGAATACTGGACGCCGGAGCGGGTCATCACGGTCGCGAACCGGACGGTGCTGCTCCAAGATCGCAAGAACCCGCTCTGGAACGGGCGGATGCCGTTCGTCGTCTGCTCCTCGATGCCCGACGCCTTCCAGGTGCAAGGGCTCTCGGTGGTGGAGGCGCTGGCGCAGCTACAGGAGATGCTGTGGACGCTCCAGAACCAGCGGCTCGACGTGGTGCGGATGCTCGCGAACCTCATCACTCTGATCCGCTCCGACGTCGATGATCCCGAGGCGTTCGAGTGGGCGCCCAACGCTCAGTGGTTCGTCGAGGACCCCGGCCAGGTGGACACGCTCAAGATCGACCCGACGGTGGCCTCGATCACCTTGCAGGCCGAGGAGCTTCTCAAGGGCGACCTCCAGAACATCATGGGCGGGCTCCCGTACGCCTCGGGCGCCGACTCCTCGACGATCGACCAGCAGACGGCGACGGGCGTCTCGATCATCACCACGATCGCGCAGCGGATCATTCAGGCCCGGAAACAGCATTACCTCTGGGCGTACGCGAAGCTCGGCAAGCAGTTCCTCCAGCTGTACCAGCAGTACCTCCGCGAGGATCGCGTCGTCCGCATCCTCGGGGTGCCGGGCGCGCACGCCTACAAGACGATCACGCCGCTCGACATTCAGGGCGACTACGACGTCATGATCGACGTCACGAGCGACTCGCTGATGCGGCAGGAACGCCGCGCCGAAGCGCAGTCGTTGATGCAGATGGCGGTGCAGGCGGCCCCGGTGTTCGCGCAGTCGGGCGCCCCGTTGAACCTCAAGGCGTTCATGGAGAAGACGCTCGACGCCTACGACGTCCTCGACAAAGAGACGTACTTCCTTCATCCCGGTACGCCGACGGCGGCCCCCGGCCAGCCGACAACTCCGCAGCCGCCGCCGCCAGGCACGGGACCCCCTGCGGGGATGCCGCCGACGTCGGGGCCGCCCGGCGCCGGGATGACGAATCCGCAGGCAGCCGCGGGCCCGCTCTCACCGTCCAACGCCGTCACCTCCTCGCCGGAGGCGGCGATGTCGCGGATGCTCTCGATGCAGGGTGGCCCGAATAACGGTGGTGGTGGCGGTGCGCCAGCGTAGTCGCCTGAGTGAGGCGCAGACCCGCGATCTCCGCGTCCGCCAGTCGAACCTGACCGCGCTCACTCAGCACCACTCCTGGGCGGCCCTGATCGCCGAGGTCGAGAAGCGGCAGGCCTACATCGAGAAGACGATCGCACGCTCGATCTTGCGCGGTCCCGAAGACGTCTATCTGTCGCCCGAGAAGCAGGCGTATCTTCGCGGCTTCGCGGCGGGGATGCGGTGGTTCGCGGCCGCACCCGAGCAGGCCGAGGGAGCCCTGGAGCGGTTCCTCAAGACACACGGAATCACAACCATGGAGGAGAGCGATGCCGCCTGAGATCAACCCTGCTTCGGTTCTGCTCGACGATCCCGCCTGGGAGGCAGAGAGCCTCCCGAGCGAGACCGCCGTCACCGAGGTCGAGCCGCCAGCCCCCGAGCCTGAGCAGCCGGAGGAGGGCGAGGAGGTTCCGGCCGGGCCCGAGGCTGAGCCCGACGAAGGAGAGGAGCCCGAGGAGGGTGAAGACGAAGACGAAGAGGAGAGCGATGAGGGCGACGAGGCTGCCGAGGTAGAGGCCGGGGCCGACCCCGAGGTTCGGGCGTTCCTCTCGAAGTACGGCAACGATCCCGAGAAGGCACTCAAGGGGGCCGCGGAACTTTCGCGGCTCCTCGGGCGCCAGGCGCGCGACCTGACGAGGGCGAACGAGGAGGCTGCGCAGCTGCGCGCCGCGCTCGTCGAGGCGCAGACGGTCGCGACCGGGATGGGCGCGCCGCTGAACGAGCAACAGCGCGAATGGGTCGAGGGCGCCGCAGGCTCGGTCAACCCGGCCGCGTTCGTGCAACAGGCCGCCAACCAGGGCGAGTTCGAGCTTGCCCGCGCCGTCTGCCGCGAGTGGGCGGTCTCCTCCCCCTTCGACGCGCTCCAGGTCGGCCAGTGGGTGAACGAGCGCGAGGTCGAGGCTTACCAGGCGGCCAACGCTCCCCCGGTCGTCTCGACCGACCAGGTGCTCGAAGCGCTCGACGGGGCGATGCCCGAGATGCGCGCCTACTACGCGCAGATGACCGACGTGGTGGGGAAGCTCGGCGAGGGCCACCCGCTCGTGCAGGAGTCGCGCTCCTCCGACCCGGAGGAGGCGATGCGCGGACTGATCGGTCTCTACGAGATCGCACGGGCCTCGACCGCGACGGTGAACGACGCGCAGGCCGAAGTGAAGCAGCGCAAGCGCCAGGAGGCGGCCGACGAGCGCGCAAAAGGCCTGGTATCGTCCAGATCGAACTCGCCCAGCCAAGCGGAGACACCCCGGTCGCGCCTTCTGATGCCGGGCCTCACGCAAGAAGCGCTCGACACCGAGTTCGCAGCACAAGCAGGCCGATAAGCGAGCCCCCGCCCCACTGGGCGGCGACACCCCGCAAGGCCGAAGGGACAGACGTCACTTCGTCTTGAGGAGGCCGCATGGCCGGAACCATCATTCAGGGCAACGTCTCCACCGAGGAGCAGCTTGGGCCGACCTCGGCCTCTGTTTCAGAGGGAGAGAAGATCGTCGATATGGACGAGCGGATTCGTCTGCTCCGTCCCGACGAGTCCCAGTTCACGACTATGACCTCGCGGGTGTCGTCGAGAGCGGCGACACGCGAGAAGGTGAACTGGCTGGAGGAGGAGGACTTCCCCCGGATCGTGACCAACACGACCGCGCAGCTGGCGACGGACACGGCGATTCCGTTGACGGCGGGGCAGGGCAAGATCGTGCAGGCGAACGACCTTCTGCGCAACATGCGCACGGGGGAGGGCGTCAGGGTCGCTTCGGTTGCGACCGACACGGTGACCGTTGCTCGTGCCGTCGGCGCGATCGGCGGCGGCAACGGGATCGCGGTCAACGCGAACGACGCCTGGCTCGTGGTTGCCGACGCGCAGCCGCAGGGCTCGGACTTCCCCTCGCCGCGCTACCTCCAGCGCGTGCTCGGGTTCAACTACACCCAGATCACCCGCACCACCTGGGGCTTCACGGCGACCGACACGTCGATCAACAAGTACGGCGGCCGGGAGCCCGCGAAGGAAGCTGTCCGCAAAGGCCGCGAGCACAAGCGGAAGTGGGAGGCGATCGGCTTTTTCGGGATGCGCTCCTTCGCCGCCGCGGTTCCCCCCGAGAACGAGCCGCGCGGAACGGCTGGCGGGATGATCGAGTTCGTGCAGACGTTCAAGCAGGACGTCAACGGGCCGCTCACCCCCGGCTTCTTCGACGCCTGGGTCTCGGGCCCGATGGCCTACGGGAGCCAGAACAAGGTGCTGTTCGCCTCGCCGCTCTTTGTGCAGAACATGAGCACTTGGCTGCGGACGGGGATGGGCACCTACTACCAGCCGAGCGGGGACGAGAAGGTGTACGGGGTCAAGATCGACTCGTTCATCTCAGGCGCGTTCGGCTACCGGCTGCCGGTCATCGTCAAGACCGAGTGGGCCGAGTTCCCGAACACCAACAAGGGGTATGGCACCTACGCCTTCCTCGTCGATATGGACTACGTGGAGCGGCGGCCGTTGCAGGACCGCGACACGAAGCTCCTGACCGACCAGCAGCCCAGAGGGAAGGACTCCTACAACGCGGAGTACCTCTGCGAGGCGACGTACGAGATCGCGAACGAGCGGGCGCACGGGATTCTGTTCGGGGTCACGCCGCCGCCCTGATCCACGCTTGAGCCACTGACTCCCCGGTTGGGAGGCTCAATCGCTTCTGGGGGCCGGGCGACTCGTCGGGCCCGGCCCCCGGAGCTAACCGACGACCAAGGGAGGATTCGAGATGCGTTTCATCGCCCGCTACGGGCGCTACGCCGTGCAGGTTCGGCCCCACATTCAGGAGCACTACGCGACCGGGCAGAGCCGGACGATCCAGTCGGCGCTCGTCGCCCGCTTCCACGAGGGGCTTCTGCTCCCGGCCGAGCGCGAACTGGCGCTCACCCACTGGACGTTCAACGGTTTCTACCAGGAGCAGGACGAGGTGACTCAGGTCGCGCCCGACTACCGGATCGGCCTGTTCGATTCGCGCGCCGCCCAGATCGAGCAGGGCTGGACGGACGAGGATCGTAAGACGGTCGAGGAGGAGTTGGAGCGGCTCGCGCTCGCGAACCCGAGCGAGCTTCTGCTCGTCGTTGGGATTCGCGCCGAGGCGCCGTGGCCGAACTACGACGTCTATGACGGCTCGATCAACGACCTCTGCACGAAGGTCATTGAGGACGGCTACGACCTCGATGAGGTGCTCGCCTATGAGGAGTCGGCGCAGGACCGCCCGGAGATCATCGCTGCGCTCAAGCAGCTGATCGTCGATCAGGAGGCCCCGGTGGGGGCGGCGATGGAGGAGATCGTTGGCTGAGCGTTGGCGCGAGCCGGTGCGGCCGCTCAAGGTCGAGCAGCTGAATCAGGCGCTCTGGCTCCCCGACGGGCGGGTGCACGGCGAGGTGCAGCTAACCCTTCGCCACGACGACGTTATGCGGATGCGCCAGGGGTACGTGTGCGCGAAGTGCCTGGAGCCGCACGAGCGGCCGTGGCCGGAGCGCTGCCAGGCCTGCGGGGCGCCGATGCGTTCCGAGCAGGCGGCCTACTTCGAGCACGAGTTCGGCGGGCTGGAGCCCACCTCGACGCGGCTGCCGTGGGAGCAGGAGATCGGGACCCTTGATGAGCGGCGACGGAAGGAGGACGAGCGTGCACGTAACGATGGTCAACTCCGTGGGTGAGTACGTCGCCGGGGAGGAGTACGACCTCGACGACGAGACGTCAGACCGTTTCGTCGTGCTCGGCTACGCCGAAGGCGACCTCTCGCGCAAGATCGACAAGGGAGAGCGCGAGAAGCTCCGCGACGGCCACCAACAGGTGAGTGTCTAGATGGCCTCCCAGCATTTCAACCTCGCTTTGCAGGAGTTCTGGAAGGGGACGCTCGGCGACCTCACCGCGGCCGGGACGGCGGTGAAGTGCCGCCTGATGCGGACGTCGGCCTACACGGTCAACCAGGCTCATCAGTTCGCTTCCTCTCTACCCGCCGCGATCGTTACCGATGTCACGCTGGGGACGAAAGCGGCGAACGGCGCCGGGGCCGACCCCGGCTGTTTCGACGCGGCCGACGCGACTTTCACCGCTGTCCCTTCGGGGGCGGCGATCGACTGCCTCGCCGTGTTCAAGGACACGGGTACTCCGGCGACCTCGAACCTGCTCTTTTACATCGACGGTTTCTCGGTGACGCCGAACGGGGGCGACATCACGATTCAGTGGCAAAACAGCGTCCCCTGGATCGCGAAGCTCTAGGGCCATGACCTACGCGAAGCAGACCTGGACGGCGAACGTCACGCCCGTCACGGCTGTCGCGATGAACCACATCGAGGACGGGATCGTCGCCGCGAGTCTCGCCGGGGCCACCTCGCTCGTCTACCGCTACACCGTCGCAGGAGCCGACAAGTCCAGTATCGACACCGGGGTCGATGTCGCGCAGGCCGGGTCGAACGACTGGACGAACGGCGACCTGCTGGAGGCGTACCTGATGTGCCGCACCGACGAGGCGGTTTTGGCCTCGGTTGTGAACATCACGTTCAACAACGACACCGGGGCCAACTACGACCTCGGCTATGTGGACGTGTCGAACGCCTCGGTGACGGGTGGCGGCGTCAACGCGGGCACCTCGATGCAGGTGATCTCGGGGGGTGCCTCTCAGGTCGCGGGTGCCGTGTCAACGTGGCGGCTCGCGGCCCCGAACTACACAGGCACGACGTTCTGGAAGGCCGGTGAGTTGTCGGGTGGTATCACGCAGCCTGCCGGGGCGCGTGTACTCGACTTTGAGGTCTTCCAGTATCACAACACCGCTGCGATCACCCGCTTGAAGGTGACTCCGAACACGGCGGGAAAGAACCTCAAGGTCGGCTCACAGCTTTTGATCTACAAGCGTTTGGCGAGTTAGATGGCTGCGCCTCTCGTTGACACCTTCAAGGTGGACGACGGGACGGTCGTCGATGGGGCTGTCAGTTCGCCCGTCGTTCCTGTAACCGGGGTCGCTCCGACCGGCTCGACGCTCGCGATCACGGGCGGCCCTGTCTGCGGCGACGGCCACCTCTGCTACTTCAAGCCGGGCTCGCCGTTCGGGCTCGTCACGATCAAGACCTCTTTCGCGCAGTCGAAGCCGGTAAGCGGGATCGGCTCGGCGCAGGCGTTCGGCGCGGTCACCACCACGATCACCCGCGTCCCGCAGTCGAAGGCGGTCGTCGGGATCGGCAGCGCGCAGGCGTTCGGGATCGTCACCCGGATCATTGGCGGGGTCATCTCGTCAAGCTCGGGCGTCCCCTCTGCGCAGGCGTTCGGCCTGATCGCGACGAAAACAAAAGTGGCGGTGGTCGTCGCCGGGGTCGGTTCGGCGCAAGCGTTCGGCTCGCTCAGGGTCGCGTTCGTTCTTCACGTCTCCGGGCTCGGCTCGGCGCAGAGCTTCGGTGCCCCTGTTTTCCGTACCGGCTTCACCAAGCCGGTCGCCGGGCTCGGCTCGGCGCAGGCTTTCGGGATGCCGCTGCCGGTCTGGCTCCAGGCCTTTCAGGTTGCGGGGATCGGCAGCGCCCAGGCGTTCGGCGCCCTGACGATCAAGGGCTCGATCAAGCCGCAGGCCGGGGGTGTCCCTTCGGCTCAGGCGTTCGGGGCGATCTTCGTCGTTTACAGGCAGCCCGTTCCGGTGGCGGGGCTCGGGAGCGCGCAGGCGTTCGGGACGACCGAGGCGGGGATGCGCGCCTACCTCGTCTGGCTCCACGACGCGCCCTGCACTAGCTCGCCCGCCTCGGCGATTCTCAATGAGTTCCTGGTCGGTCAGGCGGTCGTCGGGGGCCGCCCCTTCGACGTGCCCGCGTCCGAGTTCGACCTCGACCTCGCGCTCTCCGACTGTCTGACGCCGGACTGGGAGATTTGCGGCGACGGCTCGATCAGCGGTGACGGCTCGCTCTGCGGCGGGGTCGGCTACCTGATGCTCGCGACCGAGTGCCTGACCGGCGCTCAGACGATCCTCGACCAGTTCCTCGTCGGCGAGAAGATGGTCGGCGAGACGATCTTCGTTCACGCGCCGCCGCCGACGCTCGTTCTCGACCTTCAACCCGCGGGGAGCCTATGACCACTTTCAAGAGAGCGAGGGCCGCAGCTTGACCTACGCGCAGCAGTCCTGGGTAGACAACGTGACCCCGGTCGATGCCGCGCACATGAACCACATCGAAACGGGGATCGCCGCCGTGGAGTCGGGGGCGCTCGCAGCGGGTGTCCCCACTGGAGCGGGGATCGACTTCTACGGCACTACCGCGCCGACGGGCTTCTTGCTCTGCGACGGGAGCGCCGTTAGCCGCACGACCTACGCCGCCCTTTTCGCGGTGATCTCGACCCGGTTTGGGGCCGGGGACGGCTCGACCACCTTCAACCTTCCCGACTCTCGCGGTAGAACGACGGTCGGGGTCGGCACCCACGCCGACGTAGCCTCGGTCGGACTCAACGACGGCGCGGCAGTCGGTACTCGCAGGCCAAAACACTCACACGCCTTCTCTCTGTCGGCGGCAGATCACGCTCACGGCGGCACGGCCAACAGCGTTTCCTACTCGACCGGCTCGGTCGGTGGGCCGTGGGGTTCGTTTCAGGGCACCGGAGCCTCCGCTGATGGGGTCGGCCAGTTGAACATCGCCAACTCCGGACCGCTCGGAGTTACCGGCAGCGTCGGCGTGGCTGGTATGAGCGACAGTGAGGGCTACCTCGTCGCGACCAAGATCATCAAGACCTAAAGGAGAGAGATGCCTCCGATCATCACGCCGAACGGGATGCAGTCGGCGATCGACGCAAGCGAACTGACTTTCCAGGCCGGGCACCCGCAGGGCTGGGAGCACCAAGCGGGCGGGATGTTTGTCGCCACGGCCGGGTATGTCGATTACTCGAAGGACCCGGTGGGCTTCTCCACTTGGAAGAAGGCCCGCTCGGACGCAAACCTGACCAAGAGCCCCCACTGAGAGGAGAGAGATGGCGCCCACGAAGGAATCAGAGAAGGACAGGGAGTCGGAGGCGAAGCGCTCGCGCGAGGCGAAGCGGCAGACGGTAGGGACGCTCCCCGTCGGCCACCCGCAGGCCGGGTACGCAGCCCCGCTGCTCGACGGCGAACTGGACACCGGCATCCTCCCCGACGAGGAGCAGGAGTGGCGCGAGGAGCGGATCGAGAACGCCGAGGAGGAGAACGAGGCGATCGCCGAGAGCGAGAGCAAGGTCGCTCGTGAGGAGATCGAGGCGCGCGACAAGGAGATGGAGGAGCGCGGCCGGGCCGCCGAGGAGCAGGAGAAGGCGAAGCGGGCGGCGCTGCAACAGAAGGGCGGCACGGGCAGCACGTCGTCCTCGACGGCGGGGCCGAAGGCGAGCCAGTGACCGAGGCTCTGTTCACCCTTCCACCGGGGCACCCGGAGGCGGGGTACGTCACTCCTGACCTGTCGGGGCGGCTGAACTACGGCGTGCTCCCCGACGTCGAGGAGGAGCAGGCCGACGTCCGCGACGACGAGCACGACGCCGAGGTCGAGGCTGTCGCCGAGCACGAGAACGACGTCGCGAGCGAGATTCACGACGACCGGCGTGACACCTCGGGGGTGAGGCTGTCGGCGCTGTTCCCGCCGATGGTCTCGATCAACGCGCCCGAGCCGGTGCTCTTGCACGTCATGGGCAGCGGCTTCACCGAGTCGAGCGAGATTTGGTGGCATGACCATTTCGAGCCGACGGTGTTCGTCTCCGAGACGGAACTGACGACCTGGGTGGTGCCGTGGGTGTTCCTGATGCCTGACCTCGTGGAGGTCCGGGTCGGCGAGTCCGAGCCGCCGCCCGAAGCCAGAGCCGCCGACGGCGAGGAGCCGCAAGTGCTCCTGTTTCAGCTGTTGCCGTGACCGACTGGTGGGAGGCCCCGTACAAGGGAGGGCCGATGATCGCCGTCCCCGGCTTCCCGCGGCCGCTTTATCCGGCCGACGCCGCCAAGAAGGGTAAGCAGCCGTCGGTCAACGGGCCCGACGTCGAGGCGTACAAACGGATCGTGTGGAGGCTGGGCCGCTGGCAGGGCCCGGCCTCCAACTTCGACCGCGCGTTCTCTAACGGCTTCTCCCACGGGAAGGGCGGCAACGCGGGCGAGAGCGGGGTCGCCGGGATGCAGCGGCAGGCGAAGCTCGACGATACCGGCTGGGTCGGCGAAAAGACTTTCAATCTGATGCGCTCGGTGAAGATTCCCGAGGGCCTCGACGGGCCCGGCGAGCCGGGCGACTACGCGATGGACGCTTACGCGCAGTCGCTCTTGGTCGAGGCGTGGGACGAGTTCCTCGGGAAGGAGCCGCCGCTCCCGCCTGAGACGAGCTTGCGGGCGCGGGCGCTCTCACGGGCGATCTCGCAGCTGGGCGTGAAGGAGGCGCCGCCGAACTCGAACCAGACGAAATACTGCGACTGGTACGGGATGCTCGGCCCTTGGTGCGCGATGTTCGTGAGTTGGTGCTATGAGCAGGAGGGCAACAGCCCGAGCTTCCAGAAGGGGCTCAACTACGCCTATGTCCCCTACATCGTCGGGGACGCTCGCGCGAAGCGGAACGGGCTCTCGGTCACGTCGAGCCCGCTGTCCGGCGATCTCGTCTGTTTCGACTGGGCTTACGACGGCACGTTCGATCACGTCGGCCTGTTCGAGCGCTGGTCGGACGGCAGCCATTTCGATGCCCTGGAGGGCAACACTTCTACATCATCCAATAGCGACGGAGGCCAGGTTATGCGCCGCGACCGCTCGACGAGCAGCCAATCGACGGTGTTCGTTCGAGTGGCCGAGCCTTGATCTTCGCGATCGGGATCGACTGGGAGATCACGGTCTCGGTACTGACGATCATCCTGCTCGGGATGATCCTCGCCTACCGGCTCTTGCACCGTGACCCCGGCGTGAAGCGGACCCGCTGGGGTTTCTACGTCGAGCGCGACCGTTTCGACGAGGACGAGAACGAGTGGCCCGAGCCGCTCCATTCGCCGCATACCGCGCTCCCGAACTGGCACGAGACGACCGTCGAGCTACCACCCGAGAAGGAGGAGAAGTGACCTTCGGTGAGATGAGCAACTTCGTGGTGGCGACCCTCGGCCTCCAAGACATCGACTCCTACAACGAGACGACGATGGTGGGGACGTGGCTGAACCAGGGCACGCTCGACCTTCTCTCTCGGACGCGCTGCGTGGCGCGCTGCGTCCAGCTGACGACCAAGGCGAACCAGGACACCTACCTTCTCGACCACAAGATTCTGGCGCTGATCGACTCCGAGATCGGCTCCGACGAGTGGGGGAACAGCCGTCGCCGCTACCGCGGCAGCCGCATGGGGAGTAGCTGGGGCTCGAACTTCTCCTTGCTCCGCTCCGACCTCCTCCAGGTGAACCCGGCCCCGAGCGAGGACGGGACGATGCAGGTGTGGGCGGTGCTCGCGCCGACGGCGCCGATGGCGAACCCGGCCGACGATCCGAGCACCGAGGGTTACGGCGCGATCCCCCCGGAGTTTCATGACGCGCTGATCCTGTACGCGCTCTGGAAGCTCGCCGACTACGGCGACGACGCGACCTCGCAACAGGGGGAGCGGTACCGCGCCCTCTATGAAGGGTCTGATGGGCGCGGGGGGCGGCTCGGGCAGATCAGGTCGCTCGTGAACAAGAAGGGAACCTCGATCCCTACCCGCCGCCGTGTCCGGCTGCGCGGCGTCTCGTCGAGCGACTCGTACGTGGGTGGCTAGGTGGGAGCCCCTATCTCGGTGCTCCGCGGCGCGCGCGCGTTCGCGCGTGACTTCGCGCGCGACTCGATGCCGCCCGGCTACCTCTGGGACGTGTGCGACTTCGTGCCCCAGATCGTCGATGCCTCCCTCACCGGCCGGGGGGCTTGGCGCTGGGGCTCGAACCCTCTCGGCGCTGACGTCGAGACCGGCATCCTCGCGAACTTCGTCGCGGGTGAGCAGCTGCTCGTGCAGGACGCGAACGGTCGTCTCTCCCAGATCGATCCGGTCTCGCTCGCGGTCACCGATCGCGGCGCGCTCCCGCACGGGCTCCAGAACCCGATCCAGGTTTTCGACGCGACGGTCTGGTTCGACCGTGACGGGCTCCAGCCGCCGCAGGTTGTAGGAAGCTCAGGCGGCCCCTCCGCGATCGACGCGAGCGCGGCGAAGGCTCGTTACGGCACCGTCTGGGGCGGCTACGTCATGGTCGGCAACGTGCCCGGCCACGAGGACACGCTCTACTTCGGACCGCCGGGCCCGAAGACGACCGGCGCCTGGGACACCAACGCCCTCCAACAGACGGACAATGCGATCACCGGCCTCGCGGCGCTGCGCTCGCTCGGGCTCGTCTTCCACGCCTCCTCGGTCGAGCGGCTCCGCGGCACGAGCGTTCCTTCGACGGCGGCCGGGGACCCCGGCGACCTGACCTTGGAGCCGCTGTTCCGTCGTGTCGGCTGCTCGGACGCGCGGGCGATCGCCTACTGGAACGAGAACGTGCTCTTTGCCGACGAGCATGGCGTCCATATCACTGACGGCGCCGTCGTCCGCAACCTCGCGACTCAGGGCTCGATCTCCTCCTACTGGCGCCCGCTCTACCAGAACCGCACGAGCTTGGCCGCGACGGTGTTTCTCGACTACTACATCATCTCGGTCGTCCGCTCCGACGGGATCGCCGACACGCTCGTCTGCGACCTGAACACGCGCCAGTGGTTCCGCTTCTCGAACCTCGCCTCGATCGCGATGATCGCCTCGGGCGGCTCCTCAGGGATGGAGCGCATCTGGGGCTCGATCAAAGGGACGCAGCGGCTCGCCCGGCTCGGCCCCTGCTTCTTCCCCGACCTGACCCAGGGGCTCCTCGTCGATGACAACGGCGTCCCGGTCATGCCGGAGATGCAGACTCCGTGGTACCGGCTCGGGCCCGAGGGCCGCAAGCGGATTAGGTTCGCGTACCTGTCCTACGACGCGCGCATCTCGACCGCGCTTCTCTCCGGGCACCCGGCGCCGTGGCGGGCCCCGCTCGAAGACGAGGTGCCGGAGGAGACGATCTCGAACGAGAACGCGCCCGTGCTCAACGTCGGCTACATCCGCTCCCCGCAGGACCCGAGCTACATCTCGATCGGGCAGCTGCCCTCGACGAGCGGCTACTCACGCTTCCGGCTCCCCGTCAACCAGGCGCCCTACGGGCTCGCTTTCCAGGTGAAACAGACTGCGCAGACCGCGGCGCTCCGCGTCTTCGACTTCGCCCTCGAAGCGCAGGGGACCGAGCGAAGCAGGCTGTAGGGTGAGCAACCTCCTCGGTGGTGGGGGCGGCACCGAGCCCGTCGATAACCGGCCGCTGAACGATCAGGAGTTCCAGCTTTTGCAGCGGCTCCTCTCCGACCCGCTCTCGTTCCCGTTGGAGTTCAAGGCGTGGCTGATCTCCTACCTGGAGACGTCCGACTTCACGCTGCCGATGAACTCGATCCTCGGGCTCCAGAAGACGCTCGGGATTTCGGGGGCGGGGCAGGGAACGCTCGGCATCTTCCCGGCCGGGCTGATCCTTCCCTACGGGGGCGACTCCCCACCGAGCGGCTCCTATCTCTGTAACGGCGCGAGCTATAACCGCGTCAACGACGCGCGGCTCTACAACGCGATCGGGACGAAGTACGGGGCTCCCGACGGCAACACTTTCAACGTCCCTGATCTCCGCGGGCGGGTGCCGGTGGGGCTCGGGCCGAACGGCCGTGTGGACACGCTCGGGAAGAACGAGGGCGTGGCCGTCGCGAGCCGAGGCCCTCAGCACACTCACCGGCTGCCCGGTGACGCGAGCGGCAACACCTCTTCGGGCTCCGGGGCTAGCGACGGCAACATCGTCCTGACCGACTACGGGCCGAACGCGCACACGATCCCCGAGGGCGGCTTGCCGGTCGATGTCCCGTCGTTCGTGGTTCTCAACTTCATTGTCATCAGATAGGAGGCCTGCGTGGCGATTACCAAGGTGCCCGGCTACGTCGGGCCTGGAGTCGAACTGCCCGGACTCTCGATCCCCGCTGCGAAGAAGGCCCCGGTCATCAGCGTCCCGTCGGGGCCGCCGATCGGTTACACCGGCTCGGGCTGGAACTACCCGGCCGCGGGCGCGGGGCAGAGCCTCGTCCATTACGCGACGACTCCGAACACGGCCCCCTCGATCGTGGCGCCCTCGTCGAGTTACGCGAGCCTCGGCTCCTCGACGGTGGGCGGCGCGCCGCAGCTGAACGCGCCGCAGATGCCGAGCATCGACCCGAGCCAGTACATGGGCGAACTGACAAGCGACCCCCTCTACCAGACGGGGCTTGCCTCCTACCAGTCTCAGGTCGGCGCGAACCGGAGCGCGCTCTCGAACGCGCTCCGTCAGGCGGTGATTCAGGGCGGCTGGGCGCCAGGGCAGGGCTCGGGCCAGGTCAACCTCTCGAATGTCGGCGGGCAGGACTTCTCCGGGGACATCGACCAGGCGACGATCGACGCCGCGAACACGAACCAGATGAGCGACCGGGCGCAGCTGCAAAACCAGTTGAACAAGGGGCTCGCTTTCGTTCCTTACCAGCTGGCCGCCCGCGGCGCCGCCCGCTCCGGGGCGGCGAACGTCATGGCGGCGAACCTCCAGAACCAGTACGACGTCGCCGCGAACTCGGCGCTCCAGAACCTTTCGCAGGCGATCGGCGGCAACGTCTCGACCTACGCGCAGAACCAGGCGAACGCGCTCTCGAACTGGAACGCGGCTCAGGGGAACGTCGCCAACAGGCTCGCGCAGATCGCGACCGCCCAGGCTCAAGCCGCGTACGCGAGTGCGCTCAACCAGAATCAGAACCAACAGGTGAACCTCGGCAACACCCAGATTTCGAGCGCGCCTGCGGGCCCGGCGCCGAAGACGGTCACGAACGTCGCGAAGGTGAAAGCGGCGGTGGCGCAGGCGAAGAAGGTTTCGACGGCTGGCTACGGTGGCGGTGGCTGGACCTACAACGGCGTCACCTACTAGGGGAGGGGCGATGGCGAAGGTCTCGGTACAGGGCGCGCCCTACAACGCGATCATTCAGAAGGCGAACTCGCTCCTCGCCGGGTACTCGCCCGCGGCGATGCAGAAGACCGCGATGACGGGCGCGCAGAGCTTGGTCGCGCCGCAGATCGCGGCGCAGAACGCGCAGAGCCAGGCGCAACAGGCGCTCCTCTCGAACCTCTACAACAGGCAGACGGGCTTCTCGCTCGCCTTGGCGCAGCTGTCGCAGCCGAACGCCGACCAGGCCCGGAACGATTACCTCCAGGCGGCGAACACGATGGGCAACCTCGGGCAGGGGATCACGGGCGCCGTCGGTGCTGACTGGAAAGCCGCCGCCGACCAGGCGAAGACGGCCGCCGCGGGGATGACCGACCAGGGCTCGGTGCAGGGGCTCTACGACCCGAGCGGGCTCCAGTCGTCGGGGTATACGACCAACTTCGCGCTCCCCGGCCAGGGCCTCGCCGAGATGGCGGTGAGCGCCGCCGCCGACGCGCGCAACCGTCAGGTCGCTTCGGCTGACCAACTCGGGGTGCTGGCCGCGAACACGCAGGCGCAACAGTCTCAGGCCTCGATCGACAACGCGCGGCAGCTGGGCGCGATCCGCGCGCAGGTCCCGGCGCTCTACCAACAGGGATTGCAGGCGCAACAGGGCCTCAGACAGAACGCTTTTGAGGGGCTCGCGAGCCTGACCGGGCAGCGCGCCAACTATCTCCAGAACGCCGCTCAGATGGCGCAGTCGGGCCGTCAGTTCACGGCGACTCAGAAGCAGAGCGCCTACCAGTTCGGCAAGCAGATGGGCGAGACGCAGAAGGTCGATCAGGCCAGCATCACTAATCAGATCAACACCCTGAGGCAGAACGCGGCACAGTTCGGCGTCACCTCGACAGAGCAACATCTGATGGATCAGGCGTCGATCGCGAACCAGAAGGGCAACCTGGACGTCGCGAGGACCTACCTCGCCCAGGCGGGGAAACAGATCGCCGGGAAGGTGCAGGCGCAGAGCATCGCGAACCGGGCGAACCTCGGGCAGATGACCGGGCGCGACCCGGCGACGGGGAAGCTGATGGCCGGATTCATCTTGCAGAACGGGCAGCCGGTGAGCTATGCGTCCTACGTCTCGGGGCTTGTCGCGCAGTCGAGGATCGACGCCTCGAACGCTCGGATCGCGCAGTACCAGGCGGCGGGGTCGAGCGCGACCGCGAAGCAAAAGGCGGCGGCGGGTGCCGCTCTCCAGAAGCTCAGCGAAACAGCGACCAAGGCGGTCAATACGGCGGTCAACCCGAAGACCAGCGGGTCGAGCTTCACCTACGTCCCCGAGATCGTGAACGGGCAGAAGACCGGGCAGTACATCCGTAAGGTCACGCATCAGGGCACCCCCGGCACGGTCGTCCCGTACGACCAGACGTTGCAACAGGTGACTGCGATGGGGCCGAACACCGCTACCTGGCAGGCGAAGGCGAGGCAGATCGTGAACGCTCGTTACAGCCAGGGTCAGTACGGGCGCCCGTATGAGGGCAAGCAGGCGGCCTCAATGGCGAGGCAGACGGTGGCAACGGGGCTCGCGGCAGGGTTGACTCCCGACGACATCCTCACCCGGACTCGCGCGAGCGGCCTGATCCCCGACCAGTACATCGTCCCGGTCCTGCAACAGGTGAGGCACGGGATTCGTACCTTCGGGAAGGCTGCGCCGGGGCTGGCGCGGACGGCCTTCTCGATCCTTGGCGGCCCCGCTGGACAGAGGACGCCGTAGGGGATGGCGGGGCCCGCTTCCGCCTCCGACATCCTGGGTCTTTCCCCGGCTCGGGGGGCGCCCAGCCCGGCCGCGATGCCGTCAAGCCCGACGGCCCCGCCGACAGGCGCGAGCCCAGCCTCTTCGATCCTCGGTCTACCGACGGGGCCGCGGGCCCCGAGGCTGACCGCTTCTCAGAGGGCGACCCTGGCGAAAGCGAAAGCGGCGGGGCTGACACTGAAAAAGTCGAGCTTCATGGACCGCCTCGGCTCCGACCTGATTCACACGGCCGAGGCCTCGCCGACGGGGCTTGCGATGGCATTGAACGCCGCCTACGCCGCGAACCCGATCGACCCCGCCCACTTCGGCCACGTCAACCTGCACCCGGCCGGGAGTCTGCTCCAGACGATGGCGCTCCAGACGGCTCACGATGTTCGCCATCCGCTCCGTCACCCTGGGCTGACCGCGCTCGACGCGATCGCGGTCGCGTCCCTCGGCGCGGGCGCGGGCTTCCGGGTGGCGGCCGGGCTCGGCGAGGCGGGCGCCGCCTCACGGGCGGCGGCCGGGCTCGTCGAGGCTGGGGCGGCTTCGCGGACGGCGGCGGTCGCGCGGGCGCTCGTGAAGAACCCGGCGCTGACGTCGAGGCGCACGATCTCGGTTCCCGGTGACGCGGGGCGGGCGACATTCGAGGGCAACTACTCGCGCTCGGGGATCGGGATGGCGAGCCAAAAGGCAACCGACGCGCTGCTCCAGCGCGGCGCGAACCTCGAAGGGCGAGCGGGGCGTGTCGCGCAGCGCGGGCTCCACGGCCGCGCGGCGAAGTGGAACGAGCGCGCCGCGAAGGTGGAGGACTCCACGGTCAAGGCGGCCGGGCATCGTGCGCTCGTCGCCGGGCACCGGCTCAACCTCGACGACGCGCAACAGAGAGCGCTCAGGATCGTTGCCGAGACGGTGCCGTACCCGCGCGCCCTCCGCACCATCGAGCGCAACCACGCCGACGCGATCACGGAGGCGAGCAAGGCCGAGGCGAAGCTGGAGAGCGCGGAGGAGCGCGGCCTCTCCAAGAGTCACATCAAGGGTCTGCGCAAGGCGGTCAACCAGGCGCACCTCGCGGTCTCGGGGACGGCTGACAGGCTCCAGTGGACGAGGGACGCCGGGCAGTACCTCACCGAGGAGGGGGCGACCGGGCGGCCGTTGATTCACCCTGACCATCCCGAGCTTGCCGACGCCTCCAGGCTCGTGCAGGAGGCGGCCGGTTCTCGTGAGTCGATGCTCAAGGGGCTCAACCTCATGGACGAGGAGAGCTTCCAGGCCGCGAAGACGAAGGTGGCGAGGGTGGCCGCGGGGGCGCGCTACGTGAAGCCGACCGCGGCGAGGCTCGGGAACATCAAGGGGCTCGCCGAGGCGAGCAGGCGCGTGAAGGTTCTGGAGGATCGTTTCCAGCGCCGGATCGCTCAGACCAAGGCGACGGGTTTCGGCGCGGTCGAGCGGCCGCGCACCGCCACTGAGGCCGCCGCCCGGCTCGACGATCTGGAGCGCGAGCATACGATCGCGCTCGACGCGCTCGCGCACGGCAAGTTCGGCCCGATCGACATGAGCGAGGTCAGGCGCCGGAGCGCGGAGAACAAGCGGGCCCGGCTCCAGGCGGCGGGGGTCACGCGCAGCGGTAGACGCTCGGGCGCTTCGGGGCGCAAGTCGATCCTCCGTCCGACGGTGAAGGAGGAGCGGCGCACCCTGATCGACCAGATGGTCGCTGACGCGATCGAGAAGAACCCTGACCATCCGACCCTCCAGCGGTGGAAGGCGCGCACCTCCGAGATGGACCAGCTGCGGGACGCGCTGACCCCGAGCGTGGAGGAGGCCTTTGGCGGCGCGGCGCGCGAGCCCGACTACGGGACAGTCTCCGAGTTCCGTTCCGAGCATCCTTCCGTGCAGCGGCTCGGGAGCGCGCTCTCGGTCGCGCGTGACGAGCTTGAGCGGCTCCAGGGCCGCGCGGACGCGCACCGGGTACCGACGGGGCTCGTCGGGGCCGAGGACGTCGAGGCGCACCCGGAGGCCGCGTTCATCGGTAGCCCGGTTGAGCAGCCGCGCCGGTTCGGGGTTGGGAAGCGCGTCACCTCCTCGAACACGCTCGGGCATACCCGCAACCGCGGCTCGCTCAAGGAGTTCACCGGCAAGGCAAGGGTCAAGGGCCTGGAGCGGAACGACGTCACCCGTCTGATCGCCGAGCGCCAGTATGAGGCCGCGGGGCTGACTCATTTGTCGCGGATGGTGGATCGGCTCCAGGGCGCGGGGACGGCCGTGCCGCGCCACGCGAACGACGTGTTTCTCTGGACGGACGGGAAGGTCATCTCGACCGAGCGGCTCGACCCCGAGGTGAAGAACTTTCTCCAGGGGGCCCACGATGAGAACGCGACCCGCGCTTTCTCCGATGAGGAGTTGAAAGCGGGCGGGCTCAAGGAGGCTTTGCGTAAGGCGCTGATGGAGACGCCGTTGCGGGGCGGCTGGCAGATGCACCCGGACCGGGCCGAGGCTCTGAGGGTCGCGGCCGAGAACGGGCAGGGTGTGTTCGTGCCGCGGGCTCTGCTCGGCCGGGACGCGCCGAAGGCGGGGATGGCGGCGACCGACCTTTCGCAGATGAAGTGGCTCTCGAACGTCAACAACTTCGAGAAGCTCGGGCTGATCTACCTCAAGGTGAACTACCCGATCGTGCAGGGCCTCTCGAACATCGCGCTCAACCTGATTCAACAGGGGGCTTACGCGCCGCGGAACCTGGCGCTCGCCGCCCGGCTCGGCAAGAAGATGGGGCCCGAGACGGCGATGATGGTCGATGACGCGATCGAGCAGGGCCTCGCCGGGCAGCTGGCCGGGACGAGCAAGGGCGCGTTCGGGCGCTTCTCCCAGGGCGCCAGCCAGGTCGCGACGACGATCGCCGACAAGGTGCCTCGCCGCGCCGCCTGGCTTCACGAGGCCTACCGTCAGGGCTACCGCACCTCCGATCAGGTTCACTCGCTCCTGACCGACCCGGAGAAGATGGGCGACCTCGTGCAGGTGACCCAGCGGGCGAAGGAAGCGATCGTTGACTTCGGCGACCTCGGCCCGGTCGAGAAGAACTTTGTCCGCCAACTGGTGTTCGTGTACCCGTGGTTGAAGGGCGCGACGAAATACACGGGCCGGTTCGTGCGTGACCATCCGCTCCAGGCGGCGGTGCTCGGGCAGCTGGGCCAGATGGGCGCCGAGCGCAACCAACAGGTGTTCGGTGACCGGCCGAGCTACATGCAGAACCTCGTCCCGATCGGCGGGCGCGCGATCGATCTTTCCTCGCTCAACCCGTTCTCGACCCCCGCCGACATGGGCCGCACCGCGGCCGCGTTCGCGCAGGGGAAGTGGGGCGCTTCGCCGCCCTCCCAGTACCTCTCGCCGGGCGCGCAAGCAGTTGTCGATCTGATCCGTCGCCGCGACTCGGGGAACTTCCCGCTCAAGGGGAGCCTGCCGGTGCAGCTGCGGAACGAGCTTCTGAGCCAGCTGCCGTTGGCGCAGCTGGCCGCGTCGGCGCCGGGCCCGCAAGGCGACATCGTGCGGAAGCTGCTCGGGACGCCGATGGCGAGCAAGAGCTTCCCGAATCAGCAACGGTGGCAGCGGTTCATCGGGGGCGGGCTCTGGCCGCGCACGTTCGATCCGGCCGCGATGAACCGCTCCGCGGCCTATGAGTCCTCGCAGGCGAGCAGGTAAGGAGGGACGATGGCCGCTCCGGGCGTGCAGAACTGGCAGGCGCAGCTGCTCCAGGCGATCAAGGCTCCGGTGACTCCGCAGAACATGACGGCGCTCGACGCTTGGCAGCGGGCCGAGGGTGGGGCGGCGACCAACAATCCGTTCAACACGACCCTGAGCCTGCCGGGCACGAGCACGTACAACTCGGCCGGGGTCCGCAACTACCAGACGCCGCAACAGGGGATCGACGCGACGATTCAAACTCTGACGGCGCCGCAGTACGCCTCGGGCTACCAGCCGATCATCAACGCTTTGCGTCAGGGCACGAGCCCGCAGGCGGTCGCGCAGGCGGTCGGTAGCTCCCCGTGGGGGACGTCGGGCTCGTTGATGAGTCAGGTTCTCGGTGGTGGGGGCGCGCCAAGCAGCGGTGTCTCGGGGTTGACGGCGCCGGGGCAGCCCGCGGTTCCGGGCGCTTCGCCGAGGATGCCGAGCGTGGCCCCGCCCGCGCCTTCGCTTCCCTCCCCCAACCTGGGGATGGGCGTTCTCTCGGGGCTCCAGTCGGGCAACCTGCTCGGCGGGATCATGGGGAGCCTGATGACGGGCGGCGGCGCTTTGCCGACGGCGAAGCTGCCGGGCCCGGTTCCTTTCGGCGGCGCGCCGAGCGGCGGCCCGGCCCCGAAGGTGGGGACGGTGAAGATGGGCGACCCGGTTCCTGCCCGCTTCCAGACCTCGGTCGGCGGGCTGCACGCGACCGAGGGTCTCCCTGGTTTCCCGGCCCATGACTTCATGGCGCCCGCGGGCTCCCCGGTGGTGGCGCCGGTCACCGGCACGGTGGTCAAGCTCTCAGGCCACGATCCGAGTAACGGCCCGACCGAGGGCCCGCACGGGCCCTTCGGGTGGTCGGCCTACATTCAGGGGCAGAACGGCCGCACCTACTACATGACCCATCTCGGCAGCCGGGACGTGAAGGTCGGCGAGACGGTGCGGGCGGGGACGCCGATCGGCACCGTCGGCAACTACGCGAAGTGGACAGGCACCCCGGACCACATTCACATGGGGGTCTCTGCCCCCGGTGTCCAGGTAAGCTGATCTCCTCGTTCGAGGATGAGGCCTCGGCTTCTCCTTGGGTGAGTGACCGTGAGGGCCCTTCGGGGCCCTCGCTTTTTTTGTGGTCGGATATGCTCTCCGCGGGTGGGGCATCCGGTTCCTGGCGAGGAGGGATGCTCATGGGTGAGAGGCCGATTCGTATCGAGGGCGGGGACGATGCCTGACCTCTACGACCGCAAAGGCAACCCGATCTCGATAGCCGAGTGGATGATGCTGTTTCACGATCGGGACTATCAGGTGCTCGCGCAGACGAGGGTGGGGGAGGTGCTCGTCTCGACGGTCTGGCTCGGGATCGACCACGGCTTCGGCTACACGGAATGGCCGGTCCTGTTCGAGACGATCGTGTTCGGCCCGATCGACTCGGGTGAGGAGCATCGCTATGAGACCGAGGGGGAAGCTCTCCGTGGTCACCGCAAGATCGTCAGAGAGATTCGCCTACTGGCCTCGGCGTTGGAGGGAGAGCATGAAGACATGGATCGAGAGGGTGCCGGTCGATCACTTCTTCGCCCAGACGGTGCTCGGCCCGACGAAAAGGATGATCGCGAAGGGCTGGGCGATGTCCGTTCTGATCGCGCCTGACAAGAAGGAGGTCGTCATCCTCGGCTTCTTCCACGGGCTAAAGGGGCTAGATGGGGGCCAGGTTGGGGGGCACGCAGGGGCCCGCGAGGTTACGGCCCTGCCTCGCAAACCCGCATGAATCCTCAGGAGGCCCGCCCAGTTTTACGTCCAGTCACTTTCCCAAGCTGGAGATGAGGGTTCGATTCCCTTCACCCGCTAAGTAGAAAAGCCCCGCTCAGGGGCTTTTCTTGTTTTCGGGCCAGACACAAGGGGGCCAGACGGGGCCAGGCTGGGGGCGAGACGGGGATCAGGGCACGAAAAGGGCCGCCTCTCGGCGGCCCTCCTCGGTCGGTATTGATGGCGGTAATACCGCCCGGCTGCTACGCGGTCTGAGCCTGCCCGCCCTCGATGACCGTGAGGGTCGGGCGGCGGATCACCATGCCGACCATCTCGATTTCCTGGGCGTCGTGGTGGCGTTGAACGTACTCGCGCTCGGCCGTCTCGACCGAGTGCCCCATCTGCCCAGCCGCCACGTTGCGCGGCAGGGAGGGCTCGTTCGCGAGCCAGGTCGCGACGGAGCGCCGGGCGGCCCTGACGTCGATCGAGGCGATGGGCTCGCCCTTGCCATCGGCGAGTCCTAGCCCCTCGCAGGCGTCCACCACGGCGTCGAGGACGACGCGGCGACCAACGGGCTTGCCGAACCCGCCTCGCGCGAACGGCCGCGTGAAGACGTAATCGTCGTCGCGCCCGAGCCCACGCTCGCGTTCGGTCTCACGATGCGCCTGGAGGGCTTCCACGGTCTCAGGATTGAGTGGGAACGGCCGCTCCTTCCCGGTCTTCGTTCCCTTCCGCGAGCCGTCACGGGCGAGCGAGTGGGCGATCCAGACGTAGGGCTGGGCCTCGTCGAAGCGGAGGTCTTCCCATTTGAGCGCGACGATCTCGCCCGCCCTCATGCCGGTGAAGACAGCCATCGCGACAAGAGCTTTCTTGTAGCCGCGGGCGGCGTTCTCGAAGATCGCGTACAGAACCTCGGGCCGGACGGCCACCTTGCGGTAGCTCTTGCGCGGCTTCGTCTTCGGCCGGTCCCGCTTTGAGAGCCCGGCGAGAGGGTCGGTGTCGAGCCCTCCGGCCACCCTCGCCTCTTCGAGGATCGCGGAGAGCGCGCTCTTGACCGAGTTGATCGTCCCCTCGGCGAGCGTCTTGCCGGTGCGGCCAGGCTGCCTGCGGAGATGAGCGAAGAACTCCTGGCAGCTGGCGGTCGTCACCTCGCGGCATTGGGTCCGGCCGCGGAACCATGGCTCGATCCAGTTGAGCCAGTTCGTCCGGTAGCCGTTGAGGGTGTCGATTGACGTGACCCCCTTGTAGTCGTCGGGGATGCCCTCCGTCTCGGCTCTGGCGATAAACCCCTCGGTCGCGGTGAAGTAGCGCTCGGCGGCCTCGCTGAGAGTGAGACGCTTCCGAGGTTGTGTGCTCGGTCTTGCCTTGCGAATCTGCTCGGCGAGTTGCAAGGCCTTGTGCTCGGCGGTCGCGTCCTTCTGGGTTTTGGCGGCGAGCGGGACGCGCCGCGGGGAGCTTCCGTGGTCATAGACGACGGACTCGTAGACGCGGCCGCTACGCGCGGTCTCGCGGTAACTCAGGCCTTTGATGCGGTTTCCGTGCCCGTCGAGGACAGGCTGAGATGGTTGGCGAGCCATTCTCGTTCTCCTTCGGTTGTGAGTGACCGTGCGGAAGGGGCCAGGCCCCAGCTGAGACTCAGTGTAGCGTAGTCACGGCCGGTAACACCAGTACGAGTCCGCTAGGGCGGTGCGGGCGCGCTGAAGCGCAAGCTCCAGCACGGAGCGAGCATGTGGTTCGAGTGTCGGCTCGCTGGTTGCCACGTCGGACTGGCAAACGGAATCGACGGCCTCGATGAGGTCTGCGAGTGCTTCACGCAGGTCGGTGCTCACGGCCGTTCACACCAGTTCGAATCCGCTAGGCGGCTCACGCGAGTCGCCTCCAAGTTGCCTCAACGTAGGTCAGAGTCGCGTTTACATCCTCGTTTAGGCACGAATAAATGATCCGGTCGCCGAGCGAGCGGCAGGCCCTAGTCAACTCCTGCATGAAGGGCGGTGATGCGACCTTGCATCCCGCAAAACTCACCTCGACCAGCCCGTCATGCTCGGCGGCGAACACGGAGAGCGCCTCGGCAGCCCGGACACCCTTAGATCGGGTGGAGAGAATCGGGCCGAACTGGCTGACCGCGAACACACTTACGCTGCTCACGCTTCCCGCCTTGAACGCCAGTTCTGATCCGCTAAGCGGGTCATCGCTTGTCCTTCGGGGTGCCGAACCAGTAGACCGCGAACAGGACCAGGAACGGGGCCACAGGGACGAGCGCACCGAGCACCAACGGCCACTCCGAAGTGGCGAACGAGGCGCTCACGGCCGTTCACACCAGTTCGAATCCGCTAGGCGAGTCACGACTGCCCGCCCGTCGTATGCTGGCTCGGGTGCCAAGCCCACGGCCCGGTCGGCGGCGGCTCACCTGGTTGTGGGCCTAGCGGGCCTACCCCGTAGGGATGCCAGCCACTAGCAATCAGGGCGTCCTGCGCCTCGGGTGTGAGCGCGTCCCACTCCTCCAGCGTCAGGGCGTGACCGAGCGGCACGACTTCCTCGTCCGGGGTCGGGTTTCCGTAGTCAGCCACCGACCGTCTCGCCTTCCTCGGCAGCCTGCTGCCAGCGTTCATATGCGAGGGCAAGGTTGTCGTCCTCGGACTCGCCGTAACGCCTGAGCCAGTCCACGCATTCAGAGCGCGTAGCGAGTCCTTGCCTTCCGAGCTTCCGGCGAATCTGGATACGCCACCACTCAGGGCAGTCGGTCGAGTACGTGACCCGGACGCGAAGGGCAGTAGTCTTGTCTTGCATGGCGGTCACCTCCGTCATGTCGTGGGCCCCGGACGCTTCAACGTCGCGGGGCCTTTCATTAGGTATGGGGAGATCGGCCGTCTTGGTAACGGTCTGTTTGTAAATCTTTCCGGGTGCTTCCCGCCGTTTACACCAGTTCTGATCCGAGACATAAGGAGCGCACTCCTCGCACACGAACGCGCCGACGAACTCGGCGTCCGGCATCACGGCGGCGCACTCGGTACAGATCGGGCCGCTGGTTTGCCCGGAGGCCCACGCAGCGAACTCGATCCAGTAGGTCTGCCGACTGACGAGACGAGGGTTGTCCTCGCGGCTCACGCTTCCCGCCTCGAACGCTCGTTCTGATCCGCTAGGCGGGTCACGTCGCCACCTTCCACTCCACCAGGTACCGCTCTATCTCGTCGGTTAGCGAGTGAGGGAAACAGCTGTTGCCGTCCAGTTCGACGGCCCGCGTCAGACACGCCTCGGGTGTCTGCGGAATCTGCGCGGCTAACGCTGCAAGCGCAGCGAGCGCGGTCTGGTCACGGTCATAGGCAAGCGTGCCTGGCTTCTCGCGGCTCAACGCCTTACGGATCGCGGCCTCCTGGTCTGCCGCGCTCACGCTTCCCGCCTAGAAGCCTGGTTCTGATCCGCTAGGCCGGTCATAGCTGCTCGGCCCGCTGTAGCTGCTCGTCGTAGGCGCGCATGTCCACGTAGATTCTCCCATCTTCGATCCGGGCGGGGATGCGACCGGCGCGGGCCCGCTTGCGGATCGCCGAGTCGCTGACCCCGAGAAGCTCCCCCGCTTTCTTCGGCGTCATCCATGTCCAGCGGAACCCGGCCCGCTCGACCTCCTCCTCCACCATCTTTTTCACCAACGGCTTGAGGGTGGCGGCGAGGGCGTCGTCAAGCTGGGTCACGGGCCTCGACCTTCTCTCGCGCGGCGCGCCAGCGGGCGGCGCGCTCGGCGTACTCGGCCTCGATCTTCTCCCCGCGCGGCCGTTCGAGCTTCCAGAGGAGAAGCATCTTCTCGCGGAGGGGCTCCTCGTCGGCGTAGAAGCGGAGCATCGCCGACGGCGCCTCGAATAGCTCGTGGAGGAGGTTCGCCTCGTCGGGGATCAGCATTCCGGCGTTCGAGATGAACCGCTCGGCGAGATGGATCGCCTTGGAGCGGGACTGGTCGGCGAGTTGGTGTGGGAAGATGCCTGAGCGGACGCCGGTCAGGAACCACCCTACGGGGTTGTCGATCGAGGGGTCGTCGATCCGGTCGAGCCAGGCCGCGACGAGGAGCGGGTCGGCGCCGAGCACCTCCTCGTGTTGCCGGATCGTAAGCCCCAAATCTTTGATCTCACGCATGACCTTCCCTCCCTCCTTCTAGCCAAGACGCCTCCCAAAGTTCCCTGCCGTCTCTCCTTCTC